AAGGGACAAGAGAAGGCGTGATTGCCCCTAGACCTCTTGTGACTCTTGCCTAATAGATTTTCGACAGAAGCTAGTAAAACGGTATATTCCATAAAGTGCTGTAACTACTCTATAGTAAAGATATGAAAAAAATCTTAAACTACCAACTAAACGTCAATCATTTTTAATTTACCTGTTTTAGGATGTTCCATCACGTTATCTCCTATAAAATCTAATTCTTCAGGATCTATACCCAGTCTCTGTGCTTCTTTTTCAGTTGCTTCTACCCATTCTTCCGGTATTTGCTGATTTAATTGACCGAGAACTTCCATTGTAATGATACCTAATTTCTCATTTCTCTGTGTTACATCGTAGATAAAAACGAAGTTATTGGTTTTTTTACCTTTGAGTTTTTGTGCATGTTCAAGTTCTACTGAATCTGTAGTAACTTTTACGGCTTTGCCGTTTAAGAGAAAAACTGTTCCGTAATCTCCTGATGGTTTGTTGCTAATATATACTCCTCCTTGATTTTTAATTTTATCAACCTCATTCTCAAAATCAGGATCATATTGAAGAACTTCTCCTAATGTGATTCTGTGTTTTTTCATATTAACAATTTTAATCTAATCCAGATGACTTTCCGGCTTTTCTTTCTTTATCTAGCCAACGTCCTTTGGCGTTTGTATAATCCTCTTTGTCTTGTATAAATTTACTATCGTGTACTTTTACTTTATCGAACCATGCTGTTGCATGAGGGTAGAACCTTATTTCTACATTACCATATCTGCTTTTAATATCTACTTTCCAGCGTTCTAAAGAGTCTTCATTTCCAATCATTACCATACTATCGGATGGTTCGGGAAATGCTACTGATGATCCGTAATTTCCATCTGTTATTTTTGGAAATATATGTTTGACATTTTCAAATTCAAGATCATTTAGATCATAACCAATCATATTGATCTCATCTTTATTAATCTCCTTTATTATTTTACTTAGTTTCATTCTTCAGGACTGTGTGCTTTAGTATAAATAGCTTTTATGAATGTATTCTAAGTAAAAGATTTACTATATTTAAAAACTGTCTCTATGCATTTGAAATAACTGTACGTATAAATACACTAGCTATCGATGGCGGCAGTCATAAACACGCTAAAAACCTAGTGTATTACTTTGCTCTATTTAAAGTCTTTGCGGTAGAATTTACCTAAGATATTATCGTTGATGTGAGAACTTAATTCATCCTCCAATACTCCACTCACCATTAGGTGTTTGGTTTCAAAATAGGTAAGTAGTTTTTTATTAGGGACAAACTGTAGTATTCTTTTCTCCCAATTCTCAGAAGCATTATCTTCTTTAGATAGTTTTAGTATCTCTTTCTGGGATCCGTAGTAGTATAACCAGTCTGATTCTGTTATTACTTTTTGTTTGGCTGGGGTTCTTCCTCCTATTCCTTTTGCCTTTCTTTCTAATCTTAACTCTTCTAAGGCTTTTTTACCAAGTCTTTTATTCCTTTCGAAATAAAGAACTTTCTTTCCTATGTATTTTACATCTGTTGGTTTGTGGTAAACCTCGTAGATGAAACCATAAGTTCCTTTTGGCATGTCTGAAATAGATGTGATTAACCTTCCTTGGTGAGACCAAGTAGGTACTGTTGGCATATTTTCCATAATTATAGATTGGTCGCTATAAACGAGTTTTTAACTCATCTATCTGTAACTGCTGCTCTTTAATTGCTTCAATTAATAACGCGACAATTTTATCATAACGTACTGCTTTGAAACCCGTTTCTCGAGTTTGTACTATTTCGGGTAGTACTTTCTCAATCTCTTGAGCTATTACTCCTATATCCCGGCCTGTATAAAGGTCTTGTTTGTTATTCCAATCAAATGTTACTCCATTAATTTGAGATAGTTTCTCTAATGGTGATTCAATTGGCACTATATTATCTTTTAGGTTTCTATCTGAAGACTGGTATGCTATAACATCTCCTGATGCTGATATTGCTCCTTTAACTAACATACCGTAAGGGCTATCTCCTATTGAAGAAGATATTATTAAACTACCTGATACAGTAACGTCAGTAGCAAATTTTTTCTCTCCTGTAAATGTCTGAGCTGTAGTTAGGTGAGCTGTATCTGAGTCTAAGTATGCTGATGCTATGATAGTGCCTTGCCATGCTCCTGTTCCTATTGTGCCTACCGTGGTAATACTCGCTTGAGTAAAGTGTTCATTTGAGGCAAAGTTTGTTGTTGCATCATGGTTTACTTGAGCTGAGCTTGTAATTACACTATCTCCTAATTTTCTTAATATTGTACCATCAACTACTATATCATGTGCATTTGCAGTAATTCCATCTCCACCTACAACGTTGATAGTAGCACTAGCGCCTAAAGCTGCGCTTCCTCCACCTGTCAAACCATCACCAGCAACATAACTAACTGAATCATTTGCAAGTTGTGAATTTGGTATAGAACCACTTACAACACCATCGGCGTCTAATTTAGTTTTTACATTTGAATCAAAATTTGTAACTGTATCTGCATTTACTTGAACAGATGAAGAAACTACTCCGTCTAAATTAAACAGAGTATCCATCTGAGCTGAAGATGAAACTATTCCTGTTGGTAGTGCTGATGCTACTCCATCTGTAAAAGTTCCTGATGTTGTGTCGAGTGTGATAGCTCTTGAAGTTACTATCGTACCTCCGCCTGTTAATGCTCCTGTTCCTGTTATGCTTACACCAGAATGATCAATATGGTCATTAGCTACAAAATTAAGTGTACTATCATGATCGACTTGTGCCGATGCAGAAAATACATCAGTAAGACCTTGGAAGCCTTCAGAGGCTGTTATTGATCCTACTATTTCTAAGTCATCTGTTATATAAAGTGACCCAGTTAATTTTGAGCGAGTTGATGCCATACTATTAGGTTATTCTGATTTGCACAAAGTTTCCATTTCGATAAAGACCCCCTACTGGTACTCCACCACTTGCGGCTGCTGTATCATTACCGTATGTAACGGCGTTTACTTCTGTTAAGATTACATGGCCATCTTTAATAGTCATTGCTGTGCTACCTGTATTAGTTAGTGTAAACGAGCCTGAGGTATATAAACTTCCTGTTACATCTATAGAACCTGAAAATTGATGTAAGTCTTGAGAGTCGTTTCCAAATACACTAGACCCCGATTGTTGTATAATAGATGAAGAAACATACTCAGTGTGAAATTCTTGAGCTGTTATGTTTTCAGTGATTACTAACGAGCCAGTAATTGATGCAATGTTATTTCCGTTTATAGAGCCGCTATAATTTGTCCACGATGGTGATGCATTAAACGTTTTCGTAGGACTTGAGCTCTCCGAAGTGTGTAATGTTAAATCACCTGTGAGTGGATTTACAGAAGATGAGTTATAAACATAACGAAGGTTATTATCCATCTCCGTCTGTGTTAACGCACTTCCTTTTAGTACTCTTAATTTGATTTCAGGCATAGTTAATTAATTTACATATCTAATTTTATTACAAATGTCATATCAGTATTACCGGACTTTGGTAATGGTTGACCTAATTTAGCTACTGCTAATAATTCATTTGCGTCATTATACAATCCTACAGTTGTAATGTAAGGATTAAATTCGTTTCCTAATACACTATCTTTTAATGTACCATCAGTGTCTTCCACTGCTGTTGGGTGTTGGGTAAAATTAAGATCGTGATCTTTTACTTTACAACGTATGTTATATGTATAAATAGGATGAGATGCTTTCCAGCTAATATCTAAATCCTCATTTACTAAATTTGTTGAGCTTTCTGAGGTGATAATTACAAGACCGTGAGGGTATATTACATCCCCTAATTTGTAACTACTTGTAAAGTTTAATGCAGATGATGCAGATATTATTAAGTTTCCTTCTCCGTCATCTATAAACTCTCTTCCTGTACCGGTTCTAATTAATTCTTCTAATAAAGGTTCTTGAACATACTCTCCTTCTACATACTCTCCATCTGCACCTTCGTAAAATGATCCAGAGTAGGCTTGTTGGGCTGTGCTGCCAGATATTTTCATTACGAAAGATCCAGGTTTAATATGTGTACCTACATGCTTTCTTGGTATAGAGATTATACTAGCCTCAGTATCTAGTTTTCTTGATCCGGTAGAAAATCCCGATTGGAGGAAATTATCAAAAGAACCGGACTGTGCTTTTTCACTTCCTGATATAAAATTAGAGTAGTATAGTTGATTAATGCTTTTGAACACTAGGGTGTTATTCCTTGTGTTACTGTTTAGGGTAGAAGTAGAATCAAAGGGGGATGTATAATACTCTCCTGAGCTGCTATATGCAAAGAATGTATCTACTCCGAATGTCTGTAACCCATTAGGTGCGCCACTTTCTGAGATGGCGTTATAGCTCTTATGAGCTACATAAGATGTTACAAAGACATCTTGTTTGTTTAATTTTTTGTAAGCACTCATTCATTAATAATCTAACTTTATTCTAACTAAGGCTTCTTTCGTAAAATCTTTTAATAATGGTTTTGATAGTTTAGCTGTTGCTAATAAATCATTGTTGTCATTATATATACCTACAGTCGTAATATACGATTGAGGACTATTAATCATTACATCGTGTCTTAGTTCTCCAGATCCACTTGTGTTAGAAGGATTTGATGAATAGTTAAATTCTGCATTTCTTGCTCTAACAAATACTAGATTAGAAGAAATTGTTTCTTCTCCATTTAGTTTAAATGAAGCACCGTCTACAACTGCATTAAATATTTTACCTGGATTGGCTCCATTTGCATTATTACCTCTTACGGTTCCTAGTGTTATACCTCCTAAAGAGCCTGTAGCATCTAGTGCCGATGCATTAAGTAGTATAAGTCCTACGTCTGGTAAGAATTTACCGTAAGACCCATAAGTACCGTCTTTGGTGTAGCCTGAGCTGTTATTAAAGTTACCTGTTGTTACAACGTTTCCTAAAGATCCTGTTACAAGGTCGTAAACTCTACCTGCATCTGAAAATGTAGTTGTTGTTACTTGGTTACTATTATCGGTTAGTACTATTCTTTCGTTAGCGTTTGATGGGCATTTTAGTGTTAAAGCTAATGTACCTGGGAGTAGTTTCTCTTTATATCTAGCTCTTTCAACTGATATGGCGTAAAAATACGAACCAGAATAGTCTCCAAATACAAAGCTGCTTTCTTCATTTGCTAATACCAGTGATCTATATTGACCGAAGACAGTTGAACTAGGAGTTGATCCTGTTACTGCTGTATTAAAATAAGCTGAACCAGACCCCTTTTCATCAGCGTATGCTAAAGAAAATTGAACGGCAGCTGTTGAATCGTTACTTGCTGTTTGGTATACGTTGTAATAGTACTCTCCTGATGCACCTGCTACCTGGGTAGATGATGTAATGAAGGTTGCTTGCTCAGTAACTGAGTTGCTCCATATTGTTGAAGTAACAGATTCAGCACTAATTACTACATCCTGAGGATCAAATCTTTTATATGACATCTGTTATATATTAGTTAGTTTTAGTAATTGTAACCGGTACCGTAATTCTTGCTCCTGAATCTCTACCTATTACTGTTACTGTTGTTTGTAATGTTGTTACGGTTCCAAATAAAGTATTAACAGCTGTTGCAGTCATATTTAATGAGGTTCCTATTACGGTTTTAGAAATGTTAGTTCCTATTGTCTCTGTGTTATTTAGTCTCTCAGCTTCTTGTGTATTAACACCCACTCCTGTAAATGTACCTAATACTCTAGCGTCTGCTATTGTAGCTGCATATCCGTTAGCTTCGAATGTGTTTGTTGATCCAAGATAGTTTAACGTTTGAGGTGTAATCGCTAAAGATGCTCCTTGTTTTAATGAAATAGCAGCATAACCTAAATCTAGTATAGGTACTTTTGAAGTACCTCTTGGTAGAGTAGTCAACTTATATTTCATTATTTGGGTTTCGTCTGGAAATGCTTCTAGTAAGGGCATGTTTTCTAATGCTTCTCCGTAGTACGCAGAACCTGAGGGATGGTTTGGATTATAAAGTGTATAGTCTATTTCGTCATCTGATAAGGCGAATTGTGTTAGTTTGAAAGAACCGTCCCCTCTAGCTAACAATTCTCTTCCTTTTTTGGTAAGAATCGCATCGACGGTTACAACTGAGTTATTTAAGTATCCCATTTTTGTTATTAATTAATTTATTATAAATATGTTCATTATTTAATTTATGTTATCTTTATACTAAGGAACCACTGATTAAAGCTCCTTTTTCGTTAGTTGTTGCTACGCCACCTGTTTCTAATATATAAAACTTAGAGTTAGGAACACGTATGTATCGTTTAATACCTTCATTCCAATCATAAATATGACTACCGGATGTAGGGTATTTACTATATTCTGTAAAGAAATTTACTTCGGTTGATGAAGAGTTATTGTTTAAAATATGATAAACAGATCCTGAGTTGGAGCTACTATAGAAGATTCTTTCAGTTTCATCATCTTTAAAGTTAAAGTAAAAGTTTTCTATTTCTCTTTCGTTTGGATTAATATTTCTTATTGTTGAATCATCTGCGAAGAAATCATGTCTAGAACCTTTAAAGGATATAAAAGATAATGATGGCGGATCTTCAAAGAAGATTGGTGTTGTTGTTGTATTTCCAATCTGGTTATATGATGTGCCTATTGGGAATAGTTTTGATCCATTATACCTACCGTTTATCCATCCAGTGGAACTATAATTAGACTCCTGTACTTCGGCTTCTAAGCTTCTAGAGGTGGCATTTTCTAATGAAGCAGTAATTTGCTCAAGGTTATTTGGTTGTAATTGACTTCTATCTCTATCTACAGAAAACCTAAAGTGGGATGTTAAAGGTTGGGTTGCATTATTTTCTGTTGCTTCGTATTCACTTAAGTCAATTCTACCTTCTACAAATGGTTCCATATAGACTGTTTTGTCTACTCTGTTACCACTTCCTGTTATTAAGTTATTAAAATAAGGATCTCCCTTTGTATATGTTGACGAACTTAGTAATAAGCCATTATTATCCTGTGCTTCTAGTCTTTCAAATTGTATAAAGTAATAACCGGTCTTTCTTGTTAAATTTAAGGAGCTGAAATCTAAACGTGATGGTGATTGTGTTAGCTGCCCTGATGATGACATAAAGATAGTAAGGTCATTAAGCTGGTTTAGTGCTCCTTCTACTTCAATTGCATTATCACTTTCGAATGGAATTGATACAGCCATTACAACATAATCTCTAAACTCTCCTGAGATTAGGTTAGAGGAAGACATTAGTATATTAATAGACCCGTCTACTGGTTTTTGATTCGAGAATTCAAGTAGATTAATTGCCATTATTTTATGTTGTGTGTTAGTATTCCGTTGGCGTAATAAACATCATCATCTTCTACATTTAATTTATACACGTTTCCGTTATATTCTTCTTGTGTTATAGAAGTAATTTCTACTAAGTCACCATTAATGTTCTCAAAGTAGTCTCCTATTTGTACATTAGTTGCTTTTTGTATTAACCATTCAACACCTCTTTTTACTATGTGTAAGTGTCCTGCTGTAGTTTTTATTAATCCATTATTGAAGTTCCAAACAAAAGGACTAATAGTTGATGGATTATTTGTTACTGTTGCTGTAGAAGGATTACCGTCTATATTACTACTATGCCACTGTGTAAGTGTTACAGGATCATCTGAGTCTACTAATGTTTCAATATGTTTAGAATAGACTGTGTTCCCTATTTCTAAGTTCTGCACTGGTGTTGTTTCTGATATAGATATAGATATTGATGTTCCTTCTATAACACAATTGTCTGCGCAGTTTTGAATTGAGGTTACATAACCACTACTGTTTAGTGTTACTAAGTCATTATACCCGCCTAATCCAGATGCTCCATTTTGGTAGTATCCAGCAGCGGTTGTTACTGTTCCTGTACTATTATTATAAATTCTATCTCCAGGTGATGGTTGTCCAGATCCGTCATGCCAGTGGTTTACAAGACTTCCGACAGGGCTACAAGCAGAGACTAGGGAGGCTCCTGGTGGGAACAGTTTAACCAGTGTTAGGTTCAATGCTGATGTAGATGGTGTTATAGACTTACTTGGTGTTACACTTGGTGTAATAGATACGGATGGTGTAGCTGATACGGATGGTGTAACGGATACTGAAGGTGTAACTGATACGGATGGTGTTCTACTTGGTGTAATAGATACGGATGGTGTAACGGATACACTAGGTGTAACTGACACTGATGGTGTTCTACTTGGTGTTACCGTAACTGAAGGTGTGACTGATACGGATGGTGTAACTGATACGGATGGTGTAACTGATACGGATGGTGTAACAGATACGGATGTTGTAACTGAATTTCCTGGTGTAGCTGATATTGTAGGTGTTACCGTAACTGAAGGTGTTCTACTAGGCGTAACTGACACTGATGGTGTGACTGATACGGATGGTGTTACGGATGTACTTGGTGTTCTACTTGGTGTAACTGAAGCTCCTGGTGTGGATGATAATGATGGTGTTACACTTGGCGTAACTGACACTGAAGGTGTAGGTGAAGCTCCTGGTGTGGATGATACACTAGGTGTTACGGATGTACTTGGTGTTCTACTTGGTGTAACTGACACTGATGGTGTTACAGATACACTAGGTGTTGCACTAGGTGTTACCGTAGCTGAGGGTGTAGGTGGTACGAATGCAAAGTCATTTGTACATTCAGTAACACTTCTAAATATAAAACTATTAACTCCTTCACCTGTTGTTAAGGTAACTCCATTATTTAAATCATCTTTACCTAATACGTTTTTATAAACAGTACCTGAGAGAGTTACACTGCCTGTCATAAGAGAAGCTGCTGTATACTCATCTACTATGTCTGCGTATTGACCAACAGCTGAAGCTGTATAGTCCCAGCCTCCAAACTCTTCTGCATTGGCGTTTGTACCTATTATTTTATTAGCTGCTATTTCTGTATTAGCATATACATAGAATGGGCCGGCATCTGCAATAGCTCCTTGAGTACTACCTGTCGGTGTATTCTTCCAACCTACTACTTGATATTTATATCCTAAAAATCCCATTATATTTTATTATAAATATTTAAGTTAATGTTTTTTATTTTATTATCCAACTTTTTCATAGTTTATATAGTACAGAATGCTGGGTTAATAAATGCTGTTCCAGTCCAGTATTTGTGTTTAGCTCCATTACTAAAGTACCTTGCTGATGGATACGATGTTGTATTTGATGTTGCCCATACAGATGTTGCTGCATTGAAGGAGGCATGACTAAAGTACCAGGTTTCTGGTGAGTTTTCATGTTCTGCACAAGCATCATTTCCTGAGGCTGTATGCCATCCTACTGTAATTGCATACCTAGTAGCAAGAGCTGATTTAGATGGTGTTACCGTAACTGATGGTGTCACAGATACTGAAGGTGTGACTGATACGGATGGTGTTACCGTAACTGAAGGTGTAACAGATACACTAGGTGTAACTGATACGGATGGTGTTACCGTAACTGAAGGTGTGACTGATACGGATGGTGTAACTGATACGCTAGGTGTTCTACTAGGCGTAACTGACACTGAAGGTGTAACGGACACTGAAGGTGTGACTGACACTGAAGGTGTTCTACTTGGTGTAACTGATACGGATGGTGTAACTGATACGGATGGTGTAACTGATACGCTAGGTGTTCTACTTGGTGTTACCGTAACTGAAGGTGTGACTGATACTGAAGGTGTGACTGATACTGAAGGTGTAACTGACACTGAAGGTGTTACCGTAACTGAAGGTGTAACTGATACTGAAGGTGTAACTGACACTGAAGGTGTTACCGTAACTGAAGGTGTAACTGACACTGAAGGTGTTACCGTAACTGAAGGTGTAACTGATACTGAAGGTGTAACTGACACTGAAGGTGTAACTGACACTGAAGGTGTTACCGTAACTGAAGGTGTAACTGATACGGATGGTGTAGATGATACTCCCGGTGTAGTGGATACGCTAGGTGTTACCGTAACTGAAGGTGTTCTACTTGGTGTTACCGTAACTGAAGGTGTAACTGATACTGAAGGTGTAACTGATACTGAAGGTGTAACTGATACTGAAGGTGTAACTGATACTGAAGGTGTTCTACTTGGTGTTACCGTAACTGAAGGTGTAACTGATACTGAAGGTGTAATGGATGGTGTTCTACTAGGCGTAACTGATACACTAGGTGTTCTACTCGGTGTAACTGATACTGAAGGTGTTGCACTTGGTGTTGGGGAAACTACCGGAGTAACTGATACTGAAGGTGTTGCACTTGGTGTAGCGGATGGTGTAACGGATGGTGGTACAAATAAACGTACTTCGAAGTCGCAGTCAAATGACATATCGAATATATTAATATCAAATATTAAATTTTTACCAGACTGTTTTTTAAATTTATTACCTCTTGTTATGTCTTGATGTGCTGCTACAATAAGAGAGCCGCTTAATTCACCATTAAATGTCGGTGACTCATCATCTACTATTCGTAAAGCTGATCCTGATTTGGTTGGTACATAATCGTTATAGCTGGTGGTTTTATCAAAACTATACAATGAGCCTACTTCAAAAATTCCTCCTGATGAACCTGAGATTTGAGCGACTGAAACAGACCCTGTAAAGTCTCTTTGTTCGAAGGAACCTGATACTAGTCTAGCTTTACTTCTATCAAGTACGTTTGGTTTAATGATAATACCGGTAGATGCATTTGATCTGGCTGGTATATAGTCTTTTATGGATCTAAATAATGTATTGTCAAAAAACCTTATTAAAGATACAAAGTCTTTTAGGTCATATCTACTATTGTCTTTAGTGTAGTCTTCAAGTAAACTTCTTAGCCCTGTATATTTAGTACTGTCTCCATCACTTGGTGCGCCGATATAATCGTCAATATTAATACCTCCTGCAGCTGAAGCTGAGTGGTATATTTGTGCGTTGATAGCGTCTGCAGGTGAAAAGCCAACTTCAAGAGTATGCTGCCCTGTTGTTCTTTTATATACCTTTCTTCTTATAGTTCTATCAGATAAGAGAGCTGATCCTTCTGCTAGGGACCCAGTAACATCAACTGTAATTCTATCTAGAGAGCTAGTTACCTGAGTTACTGAACCAGTTATAAATTCTTCTGGTGATAGGAATACATTAGATTCTCTATCTAAATTACCGTCTATTTTTATTGATAAAATATCGGATGGTACTCCATAACAGTTTATTAGTGCTCTTAAACCTCTTTCGGTACCTTTGGTCTTAGTTAAATAAGGTAGGTTGTGGTATAATCTCTTATAAACTTCCTGTATGTAGGACTGTTTAGGCATTGGTTGTAAGTACGCCTGAGGTCCGGATGATGCTGTTACATGAGTTGCTATAGCATTTGTACTTCCTGATTGGTATTCTTGACCAGTGAAATATGAGAATAAATTCTCTAATGATTCGTTGCTGGAGTATAGTTTAACTCCGAAGCTCTTTAAAGCATCTCCTACTAAATCTCTTGATATACCATAATGTAGTCTATTATCTCCATCGTATTTATCAGATAAAGCTTTTTGATATATCCATATATTATCGAAGTGTTGACCGAGCATATACACAAAGGTTAGTGCTTCGTTATTGTCTGCATCTTCTCTTATAAAGGCCGGTATTGCATTCGTTAATGTATTAAAGTTACTAGTATCGAAGTTGGAAGAAGATTGTATATTATCTGTAAACCATGTAGAGGTTGTAGCCTCACTACTCGATACCAGTGTATAGGGTCGAGATGAATTTGCTTTTGGCCAAGCATAGCTGCCGCTTTCATAATAAAGAAATCTATCGTAGTGATCAAAATTATCAACTACTCCAGTAATTAAACCTTCGTAATATGCTATACTACCTGTTATATCTGTATTATTATTACCGGTTGCTTTTACAGTAGCTATACTACTACTATACCCTTCTACTAATTGTAATTTATATTTAAAGTTTCTTAATCTTTCTTCAGCTGAACCAAAGTGTACAAAGTTAGAAAAGTCTGTATGGTCTATACTTATTGCTGAGCCGCTTTCACTAGACAGAGACATTAGTTCGTAGTAGGAACTACTTACTGGGTAGCTAAATAATTCGTTAAAGCTATAGAAAGGACTTGGTGTGCCTTGTGTTTCATCTACATTTACATCCCAGTTTGGGCCTGCTATTTTTGAAAATACTTCTGGATCTGCTATTGTATTGGCTGTTACTTCAAACGCCTGGCTATCACTGATAATATCAACTACTGTTAATATATCTTTAGGTTTTATTGTTCTGGGTAGTGGTTCGTATAATCTTATTAGTACGGCAGTCTGTTTTTTGTACTGTTGAGTGCTTATATTTACCGCTATTACTAATTTATTTTCTAAAAAGTTTAATCTAAAGTCACTAAAATAAGAATCGCTATTAATTGCAGCTTCTATATTAGCTGTTGTCTTACGAATAAAATTATCTGTTAATTGAGCAGATAGTATTCTTAACTCCATTCTATCTTTAGAGATAGTGTCTATAAAGAACTGTGGTTGATTAGATCTCTTACTGTATAAATTATTTACAAAGTTATAAACAAACCTAATATCACCAGAATTATATCCTAATTCTATTGCATCTTTTGCAGGGTCTAATTCTATTGTAGACTCTCCTGATTTACCTGCTCCTGCTGCTGTAGCAAGAAAAGAATGACCTTTGTAATTATAAGAAGACTTTAGTAGAGTTCCTGTTAAGTCGTATGCATGTAGTTCAAGATTATTTACTCCTGTTTTGAAAGTATTAGAAACTTGAAAGTCTCTTACTAATGCTACATCTTTAGCACTATAAGAGTCTATACCTGTTACTTGTTCAGGGGATAGTGAAACTACATTATATTCTATTTTAGCCATTTACCTGTATTAGCCGTTTGTATTATTATTGGTATTGGTTTGTGTAAAACTACTAGCCTTCTCTAACTCGAGAGTAAGTATATCACTATTAGCTTCTACGAGGTTAGCTCTAAGGCTTGTGATTTCCTCTAGGAGCGGCTGTAATTGATTATCCCCTTCATCTAAATCTACCAGTTCTGAGCTTTTTCTGATCAGATATTCATGAGAAGAATTAGAGTTTCTTAATGGTATTTCTAAGTAAAGTTTATTATATAATCTAAAAAATTCTTGTACAGTGTCTGTATCAGGTAACTCTACCGGAGGAACAAATGTTTTGAACCCTCTATCAACAACTCTTTCAAATTCTTTTCTGTTAAAAACAGTTTTCTGTATACTAATTTCAGCCATTTTAGGTTACTTTAAATATGTTATCGTTATCTATTATTACTTCACTCCCATCTAAAGAAGAACTAACTAGTATTTTATAGTACCTTTGAGGCTGTAGTGTATCCATGTATAAATCAAAATAGCTTCCACTACTATCACAACTTATTTTAGTATGTGAACCATTAAACTTAACTACCATTTCATCTGTAAAATCATCTTTGATTCCCCATAGTGAATTTTCCGGTAAAGCTAGGTTCGTATTATAAATAGATCCAGTGGTAAAACTCCTTGTCGGGTATTTCGGTTTTGCTGCTATTCTAAATCTCTGTTTGTTGTTGTTTTTATAAGTACCTTTGTTGTTTCTTACACCTACGGTAGCTACATCAGTACTTAGTACACTTAGTGAACCGGTTATAAAGGATGAATCATCCCAAGCTATTTCTAGATAGGGGCTATATATGGTATTAGTGTCTCTACTGTAGTATCTAAGTTTAGTAGAACTAGTAGTTTCAAACTCATATTCATCGCTTAATTTAACGATAAAGCCGTTATTAACTATAGATTCAGAATGTATTAATGTTACAGCATTAGTAACATCTATTGATAGGTCTAAGTCACTATATAGGGGGTATGACTGGCTTGTTTGTAGGTCTAGGCCTAGTGAGCCGGTATACCAGTTTCCTCCACCTGCAGCTTCTCCTGTGTTGCTTCCTGAGAAAGAACCTGTGGTGTAGCTTAAGAAAGATGAAACAGTCCATGCGTTTGTTGCGCCTGTTGATCTGTTTTTCCAGGTAGCTCCTGTGTTATCCGATGGTTCATCGTAATATTTACCAAGTCCATTATCCCATGTAACTGCTAATGGAAAAGATTCTATGCTTATATCATCCTTTAACTCAGTAGCATCTGCTAAAAAGTAGTTTAAGCTAGCAGAAAATCCACCTGTTACTCTACTATTAAGAGTATTTTGTATTTCAGATAAATCATATTTAGTTAAAATTCTAGATGCTTTTCCTTCATTGGCTACAGGAAAACCGCCTATTTCTGCTATTTCATCTCTACCAGCATTTGAACCAGATCTCTCTGAGCTGATGAAGGTGTCTTTTTCTGGGTATAGTCTAAATATTGCCATCTTATACTGTTGTTATTCTACCTTTTATGTCTGAATTTGGATACTTTATTTCAAATATACAAGGATCATATGAAGGATATATTACGTTGTTTCTTTTTGCTGCGTTAACATCGTATTCAAACTTAGAATATGTTGCTCCAACCTTATTAACTATCTCTATTTTCTGTACTGTTTGTACTCCTTTTACTTTATCTAACAGTGTTGTTATTTTTGAAATATTAATAGGTTGATTTATGTTTCGATTACTTATTGCAAAGTAGGATTTAACTACATTAGTACAGTTTAGAAGTACTTCTCTTCCAGTATGGTTAGGTAAAGCTAATATTTCAAAGTTAAATCCAATATTAACTATAAATGCGTCTTTTATATTAACTGAGTCTGTAAGTAGCATATACTCTGATAAGTATTTCTTAAGGTTTTGTTTTAAGTTAGGAGTAGCTGTTGTTACCTTACCGTTATTATCGTAAGCTAATACATACAACGATAAAGCAAATGGATTATTATTAACTAAAGATTCAGCAGCTTCTCCTTGTGTAGCTTCGTCTTGTGTAATATATGTCTTAGCCACTGATCCGAATCTTGATGGTAATGAATTAGCTCTCACACTATAATCTTGCAATGTTACAGCTCTACCCTGTTCACCAAATGCTCTCATAGTATTCTGTCTTATCTCTTCTGTGGAATCTCCATCCTTACCTCCTGTTGCTGGAAGTGGGTTAGTGAATGCTAAAGTATTTAAATAGGTATCATCTGTAGCACTTGTAGTTACTGCAGTGGTTCCTGTGATTGTATTTGCTGGTACATTAGATACTATGCCTCCTCCTCTAATATACTTTATAGTAAGGGTAGTATTAGATGGAGCTAAACCATACGTTCTAGTAAATAAGAAGTTTGATGGATCATATGAATGATCTAATCTACTTATTCCTTCTGCATTACCTACACCTACGTTAGCAGGGTTTGGAGTAATTATGTTATCTTCTGAAGGGCTTACGCCTGATCCAAACTGTAAGTTTAGATCTCCATTTGCATTGAATCTTGTTACATATCTTCTTGGAACTTTTTTAAGTACCATCTTATGAGATACTCTATCGCTATCTGAATCTGTGTTAGCTTCATCATCAAATACTGTTTCTTGACCTAAGTAAGGTACTTCTGTCCAACTGTATCCATCTCCATCTGTAACAGAAATTATACCAACTATGTCAGTATCTTCAATTGCTACTGTTTGGAACTTTTCTGCATTTCCTATTGGAATTGTAGTAGTAAATACTTCTCCTGAGAATGCTTTAGCTTTTTTCTTTAGTGTATATTGAGCTGGATGACCTGATTCAATTGAGTGAACTGTTACGTCTGTTGGATCATATGAGCTTGAATAAGAAAAATCTACTTGTCTGTCTATAATAAACTGTGGAACTCCTGATGTCTGGGCTGTAAGTTGAGCGTCTTCGTTAACTAATATAGCTTGGTTATAGTTCGGTTGGTAATTATATGTCGATCCTAGTGATGCTACTTGTTGGGATATTTCTATTTCTACTTCTGATACTGTAGTCACTTTAGGTCTATATCCTAACATATAAGCTAAGGAGTATAAATTTTCTGGGTTCTTAGCATGTTGTACAAATGTCTCTTGTAACTGTATATCTTGATAAAAAGATAATACATCTCCTACATATGAAGCCATTTCTATAAACATCATACCAGGTGATGTCGGTGAGAAGTCGTTGTATGAATCAGGAAAATAGTTTTTTGCAAACTCTACTAATTGATTTTTAAAATCAGCGAAATTCCTATTAACGTATTTTATGTCTTTTTGTTCAGCCATTATTGTTCAAAATTTATATTCAGAAAGTCTTCTATACCTGTTTCGCTTATCTGGTATGCCATAGAAAAATTTACTGCATTATTATCAGGGTTAGCAGATGTTACTATCCTTGTTGGTATTACTGCAGGAAAATATAGTTGTAAAGATGATCTTACTTCTGAGTCTATTTGTGCTATTTTCTCTTCTGTTAGGTTATCAAATAACAACCTTCTTAAACCTGTTCCAAAGTTAGGATTAAAAAATCTTTCACCCTTGCTGGTTAAGAAGAAGTTAATTATATTATTCTTAATTGCATCTTTTGTAGTATATGTAGAATTAAATACTGCTTGGCCGGTAAAGGGCAAAGAGACGCCTACTGCCTTACGAGGCTGTCTATCTAATGGATTAATTCTTTTTACTTCAAATGCCATATTATGTTAGTTGTCCTTTTGGTTTATTAGAGGCTTCAAAAATAGCCTTTGATTTCTTTAAAAAATCTAGTTGTGATATATCTATTCCTGGTTCTGGTCCTGTCATCTGTCTAGCTACTGAGTTTGCCATTGAAGGTTGACCTCCTGTAACTGCACTTCCCCCGCCCATAATGTTATTATGATCTTCTCCGGTCATATTATTCATTGTCTCATTAAGCATCTCTGTTATAGGAGTTAGGTTTTTAGTTTCTATCTTCTCGGCAATACTTGATGCTTGTTCTCTTTTTGGAGCTGACCAGCTTGTCTTGCCGGCTTCTGGTGCTGCAGTCATAGTAGTTGGGGTACTTGCTACTTTGACAGCTTCAGCTAAAATGTCTGTCAATTCTGCTTTTATTGCGGATCTGACTTCTTCTCTGATTATTCTTCTTAAACTATCTAGTTTCATAATTATAAATATCCTTTATTACAGTAATGCTAATTGTGTATTCAATCTTATTTTAATATCATCCAATATTACCCTACTGCTTGTTGTAAATGTTAGTGGAGATTTTAATACTACAGCGCCTATATCTCCGTTATTCCATTGTGCTGCTGCGCCGCTTCTTCTTCTAGCTATAAGAGGTGAGGTTGGATCGTCCTCTACCTTTAATAAATAGACGTTTCCATCTACTGCTGTAAATAATTCTGAGTTAGGTGGTAGTCCTGCTGTACCTGTGTTGCCTTCACCTCCTAGTGGTTGTCCATCTGGTCCTGTTCCGAAACCACCTCCATTTACTCCGCCGCCGGTACCTACTCCGCCGCCGCTGCCTACTCCTGTTCCGTCACCACTTCCACCTCCTCCAATTTCGTTTCCAAATTGATCAGTTCCAATTACTCCTCCACCACTACTTCCTACACCTGGGTTATTATTATCGTTAAAGTCTCCTAATAGCATTCTTCTTCTTAACCTACTCTTGATTCCTTCTGGTATAAGGTCTGAAGCTTCCATTTCTGTGAAGATATCTACTAGATCTATCATTATGTCATCAAATCCTTCAGAGTCCAAACCATCTAATTCTGCCTGTATTAACCCTAAAGCATCTGATAGTGCTTGTTCTGCTTCATCTAATGATTCTAAAAATTCAGGAGATGGGTCTTCATCAGGTAATCCGGCAAGTAGTTCACAGTATGCTCCTGCAAATTCGACTACTTCGTTTATCTTATTTAAAATTGACATTGCTGGGCCTAGTGCTTGCTCTAGGGTCTGTGTTAAGGTTTTGATAGAATTTACTATCTGTGAAATCATCGCTACTATCTTTAATATCTTTTGTCTTATATTATCTATAGATGTAGCTACTGATAAAGGAATACCTATACCCGGTGGTACTGCAGTTGGAATTGGTAATGTGAGTATTACTTGTACAATTCTTAGTAGTGCAGCAACTGGTCCTAATAACCTATTCATAGTAGATAATAGCTTACTTATCACACCGGTAATTTTAGATGCGAAACTATTTAACCTGTCCCGTAGAGAATTTATTGAGTCCATTCTTTCACACATGGATGAAGATACCTTTTCTGTAATTGCTCCAGTAGCTACCTGTAGTATAATAGCTTTCATCTTACTTAATAGTACCTTCTGTGCTTGTTTAAATTTAGCTTTAATGTTACCTTTATTAATACCAATCATTTTACCCAACTTCTCTTTAATGTTAGTATCTTGAAGCCCTGCATCATTTGATTCAGTGCCGGTTACGGTAACGATTTCTTCTTGATTGCTCATTAGACTCTTCTATTTCTTAAGTTAGGTTCTAAAAATATATTATCTGATAAGGCTGTTTCTTGATCATTTTGTAGCCTATCTAATTCTGCTTTAATTGAGTTAGCTGTTGATATCTGTTTTGGGATCCAAGATGATGGTAGGTGAGGTTGTGACATAGAGTCTACTAAACTATATAGGGCTGATATTAAATCTTTCTGTAAAGTTACCATTGTTCTCCCTAGTACTGCTGGTTCATTTATTTTTGATGTTGATGGACCTTTACCTGCGTTTCTTAATCTTAATGCATTTAGTCCAATATAGATCTTTTTAGCGTTAAGTACCAGTCTACTGTCTTTTCCTCTTCCATCTAAGTTAATTGAATTAGCAGATAACCCTATTGCTTTGGTTGCTGATATTAGTACGGAGTCTTGTTTAGCGTTAAGTACTATTCTATTTGAATTAATCATTGCTTGGGAGCCAGAGTAAATATTTAGTTCTTCTGGTGGTACTATTAATTTACCATCTGGGTCTTCTTGATCACTATCTATAAAAGTAGCTCCAATAAAGCTAACTTTATCACCTGCATCAGTCTCTAAAGAACCTGTTATTGGTATTGGGTGAGCTTCTGTTAAGTAAATAGACGTTGCATCTTCATTTATATCTTCTAATATGTTAGTATATCCATCATTGGTTACCCTTTGACCATTTCTAATTATGGTTAAAGCTTTCATATTATTAGTTTCCTCTATAAGATCTCCGCTTTTTCTTTCTACTAAATAGGGGCTATCAATTGATTTAGCTCCTGTAAACCTTATAGAAGAACCAAACCTGCTCTCTATTATAGTGTCGCCGGGGAAGGGTAGTAGTGGGGCTGTTACACCTGAGTCGATAAAGTTATCATTCTTTTCTGCTTTAGGGTACTCATTAATCTTGGAATCAGGGTGCGGATTCCAGTGAGGGTGGTTCCATATACCCAATGGTGGGTTATAGTATACTTTCTTTGTACTTGATGTATTTGAGTTCTCTTGTGATAGTGGACCTATTTGAAGGTATACCACTTCTTCTAATAGGGGGTAAGTCATAAAGTTCCTACTAATAGGGTATGCCATTCCTAATTTATCTACTCTTTGCTGTCTAGAAGAGTCTCCTATAACTCTATACCTAATTGCTCCTATGTCATTATAACTAGTAAAGTTAGGATGTCTTTCAGAAAGTATTACATCTACTACTCTCGCGGCTACTAAGCCAGGGGTTGAGTGTATACGAACCTTATCAGGAGAGGTAGGATAAAAGGGGTTAAATTGATTCGCCATTTTTTTCTTCAGTTTCTGATTTATCTTCTACCTCTAGTTCTTCAGTTGATTCTAGTAAAGCAGCTAGTTCAGAAGGGTCAAAGAAGTCGGTTCCGTCACCTTTGATAGCAGCTGATTCTATTCTTTGTATAATAGCTGCCATTTTGATGAGTGCTTCATCATTCTTTACTCCTATCTCCATGTACTCTTTTATCATAGGTACTACTAAGGTAGCGTCTCCTATATTCTCAATTAGGGGTTTTAGTTCTCCTATAAGAGAGCCTACCTGCGATCGAGTTGTGGTGGAGTTATTGTGTATCTCTTCAAATAAGTCGGATAAAGTCTTGTCTTTAAATATGGTTTTATCTAAGGCCATGGTATTTTTATTATAAATAGACTATTTAACGTAATTTCTATCATGTATTATTAGACCTTCTTCTTCATATTTCTGATATAGCTCGTAAAACTCAATTTTTAACTTGGATATCACCCTAGTTAAGTGGGGAGTTTCACAATCTGTCATCTCTCTTATGTATATATACAGGGCTTTTTTTTTAAATATACCAATATCATTACGTGTTTTAAAGATAGTTAGTACAGCATCAGCTACTTTTAGTTCGGATTCCTTAGAAAACAGTGTTTCTATCCTGTCATACGTCTTCTCTACGAAGAGATCTATAAGCTGACCTAGTGTTAATGCTGAATCATGGTATGGATCTGCTGTTTTTCCGTACAATCTATCCGTATCGTCTATGTTTTCCTCTAAATTATCGAAGTTTCCGTGCTGGAGGAGCTTCTTATAGTTCTTATTGTTGTAGTTTATTAACCATCTCTTAACAATTGTGCCAAAATATGAGAAGGCTTTTGCTCCATATGTAGGATCAAACTTCATAATCTTCTCTTCTAGTAGAACAGTTACTATTTCATGCTTTAAATCCTCTATATCCGGTACGTCGGTGTAATAAAACTTGAAAGTATGTATAATATTCTCTGCTAGCTTGTAAAAGGGGTGGTAAATGTGGTCTGTAAATATCTGAGCTCTGTAGACGTGGTCTGTAGACTCGTTATATCTTACTATATACTCTTCAGTTTCTTTGGTGAAGTAATTAGCTTTGCTTTTTGCTCTGCCCATATGATTCAGGTACGTGGAATTTATCCAATTCCTCTTGTACTATTTTTAATTGATTAAAAAAGTAACCTGTCTCATCATCCGATTGGAATACTCCCTTGGAATCGAGTTCTTTTAAGTGGGCTTGTGATTGTTTTATGGTATCTGATAGATTATTGATGAAATTAACCTGTTCTTCAACGGCATCTTCATATTTCTCCACTCTTATCAACAGATTTCTCACTGCATAGCTTAAAATTGCTATAACAGCACCTAGGGCAACGTATATTACTATAGGATCCACCATATTATAATTTTTTTATTGTGTTTAATAGTCCTTTTGAAGAATTAACCTTCTTTCCTGTGGAGCTACTTGTTTTTTGCACCTTAGCAACTGTACTTCCCTTGGATACTAGCCATTTATCGTACTCTACCTTAGAAGCTAGGAAATCTGCAGCATGTAGTATGTTTACTATTGATGTTTTCATCCTAGAGTTAGGGTTATTGCTAAAGAAGTATGGTTTATTACCTTCTGCGAACAGTCCATCGTGGCATTTGATGGCTAGGTACTCTTTTTCTGAGGTTTTAATACCATATTGCTGTAAGGTAAATAGAGATCTGTCCGGTACTAGCATAAATGTTAAATCCCCGTTGGGTGTATACATTTCGTTTAGTTTATCCTGTCTCCATTTGTCGGTCTGGGGTATATAGCTTGCTAAATCTTTTGTTCCTATCTTACCTAGGTCGTGAAACAGGCCTGAGAATACTAATTCTTCCATTGTGAAGTCAATAGTACCTCCCATCTCTTCATACAACCTGGATTGTTTAACTGCATACTGTATTACTCTGTTAACATGGTCGACATAACCGCCTGGGAAGGCGTTGTGGAACCAAGTCTTACCACTAGCTGGGGCCATTACATAGGTATCGGCAAGATCCTCAAGCATGATGTTAATATCATTCTTTCGATCTCCGATGTACTTGTCTACTATCTTTAAATGTAGATCCCAATTTTTCTGTATTTCCTCTGCTTTCAATGCCATATTATATAAGGTACGAATTATTATTCAATTAAACAACTTATCTATAAGTATATAAGTAAGTTAACTAAAATGTAAGACTATCCTTCCTTAGTTAACTAATCTTCTTATTATTTTTTTATATTAAAATATATTATTTATAATTAACTATTATATTCTTTTTATTATATAAATCTTAATACATTATAGAAGTTAGTGAAAATTTTGCAGAATGGCAACTATTCCACAATAAATTTTTCTATATAGTGATCTTTTTCTAAACTAGTATTAGCATATTCCCATAACACCTTCATATACAATGATATAGTGTCACCAACTAACTCTGGCGGAAATGGTCCCACTGTTCTCTTAGAGGTACTTACTCCGGCGTGATCGGAGAAGTATATTCTAGTATTGTTCTGCACTATAGGGAGAATGGTTCCTTCGAACTGACTCAAATATACTATTGTATCCCTAACTGGAATAGGTGTACCTTGGTAGTTTTCCAACCCGTTATAGGGGGAGTAAAGAGGAATGGTGAAAGCTATTGAGTCTCCAAGTACCCAATACGTATCTGTATCGAACCTTGCACTTGTTATCCCCCCTAATACCTTATCTGCCACTACATTTACTGAGAAATAAGGGTAGAATTCTCCACTCCAATCTAAAGGTACATGATAGTAGCCATTTTCATCTACATCAACAGGGAATATCATCTCTGCATCAGGGTCTGTAAATAAAAAATCTATTTCATCTACAGGAGAGCAGGCAAGTAAATTAAAAATAAGCAATAGTGTTATTATATATTTCATAGTATATTAAGTTCTAGATGCTGAAATAGCGTTAGTCTGTTCATAATAAGGAGAATTAACAATCTTCTCATCATTAACAGCAAAAACTTCTTTATTAGAGGCAAACATAAATAATTTTCCGTTAGTATGTTCAATAGTTTCAAACTCTAAGTCTTTAAGCTTAGGCATTCCCTGAGGTGGTTGCTGAATAGGTTTAGTATATCTCCTAGGTCCATCGAAAGATCTAAAATCCTTAGACGTAGTTCTATACCAGACGCCGTTAATAGATACCTCTAATACTGCCTCAGTAGGGAAGTCATAGTATAATTTCTCTAATCCACCAGTCTTTTCAGCCACTATATAACCTGTTTAGTTAACTTCATCTTAGTTAGATCAAAATTGAAACTAGTTCTCTGATTCATCATATCGAAAGTATAAGCTCTTAAAGTAGTGGGCTTAACATTAAAGTTCATCCCTCGAAAATTAGAATCGTCATATATGGAGTAACTCATACTACTATCACTCACACCACAGTCCCATGCTTTAATAATGAACTCTTTATCAATCCACCCCACATTAACACGAGCTACAGGGTAAGTAACCGACATCTTATCACCGTCCACCATAGATTGGATAGCTAATTTAATCTCTTTACTTGCCGCCTTAGTCTCTCTGTAATTCATAACTTTTATTTTTTTTAATTAAACAATGTGATTAGTTTATCAATGTCCCCTCTAGTCTGCCATCCTTTCGGATCACCCACAAACTCCCCGTCATCATCTATCGCAGCTACTTCGAATTTAACAAAATCATCAGGACTCTTTCCAGCCTCTCTAGGAAGGCTATACAGCCCAGGTCCTGCTACAACAGATAACTCTATACCGCTATCAAGCATTAGTAGCCCTTGAACCGCCCCTTTTAAAGAATGAGCTTTCCAGTTTATATCTTTGAATGTTTTCATAACCTTTATTTTTACTAATTATTTATACTTAAATATACGAAAAATAACTCGGGTAGGCAACTAATTTAGTGGTTATTTTTTAAATATATCACTGTATAATATGATGATACAAGAGCTCAGCTAACCCCTTGTGATCGTATGAGTTAGGATGTTCCCCTCTATATGAACTATCTTTCTCCGTAAGCCACTGTCTCCAAGAAGAAGATCCATTAGGGAATATGTACATATCTGAGTGAATTAAATCTCCCCCGTATTTAACTCCTCCTCCGAACAGGTTAGTTAAGTTCGATGAAATAGCTTTACTGTATGCTATTACATCACAGAGGTTATTAATAAAAATACATTTGATATTGTTTACCCTACAGTAAGAACTAATAAGATCCATCTTCATCTTTACCTCATCCTTTAGAATGCTTATATTAGAAAAGTGTTTAGCTGATATATCCCAATAAGTCTCCCACTCCTCCTTACTTAGGTATGGAAAAGTAGATTTTCTAAAAAACTCAACATTATCATTAGTCGTCCCGTTATAAACTAAATCAGAATATGAAAAATGATACCATATACCACCCTCCTCATCGTAACGCTCTGTACGCATCAGTTCAGACAGGCCCACTATGACTGCAGCCTTTTTACCACTATATAAATCACCAGAAGACTTTATCCAGTTATATGCAGTTCTGAATATATAATCATTACCAGCTCCAGTAGCAGAAAGGTTAACTGGTTTAGCTCCAAATTTAGCTGCTAATAGGTTAATAAAAGACTTTTCCCTCCAGTTTATATGTTTGAATGTATTGTTATCCAGCCAATCTTTATCCTCCAACTTTGTATCCACCCAATCTTTATCCCCCAACCTTGTATCCACCCAATCTTTATCCCCCAACCACCCTGTTGTTTCAGCACGACTGTAGTAAGAAGCATATTCAGACAGAAAACGTGTACGTAATGGATTCTCCCCCTCGATAGCACCCTTAAAGAAAGAACATCCAACGGCGCATATAACTTTTATCTCTTCTGTCATAACGTTTTTATGTGTGTATATAAATAGTGGGTGGGAAAGTTAAGCGGGTATAAACAGCGTAGCTCGCCGCGCAAAAGCGCGCAAATGTTGCCACGAAAAATACTACCTATCCATCCAAGTCAATAGTCTGTTCATAATAAGATAGAATACACCCAACACCACTATACACTTAAATAGAATCAAAGAGAGCTTGTATATCCATACCAGCCTCTAGGGTGTGTGGCGGTTGATCGATCGGTGGTAAGTAACAGGCATCTATGTATGATTTAACAATAGCACAGTATTCATACCCCTCTCTCTCTTCGAAGTATATTCTAAGGGTGTCTAGCATGTGTAGGACCTTACGATAATTGTGCTGTTTGGCTTGTTTCTCTATACTGGGCGTTTTATTTAAATCTATTCTCTTTAGATTGTTTACAAGCTTTATGAAGTATTTATGTTTTACTTTATGCTTAACTTTGGAGTACTGAGCCGGGTATTGTTGTGTTTGAATTTGATTAAGAATAGAATAGTTCTCAAAATACCTAACAAAATCACCTAATACAAAGCTCACCTCTCTATCATCTAACTCTACGGAGTGTTCTTTATAGATCTCTTCATCGTTTTTATCGAATATATCTAATATGTTCTTATCTATCTCTCTCATTAATCACTAATATATACCTATAAATAGTTGGAATTCTCCTTAAATCTTCGTATATTATATTATATAAGGCTGGTAACTGTTCTATGGCCAATAAGTGCTATATAGAGAGATTCTGCAGAATTTTTTTATTACGTATTTACTGTATTATGTGTAAAAAGTTATTTTGAGTATTCACCATAGAGTACCCAGTACTATAATAAGAAACATAGATAGATGAATAATAAACAATACAATACAACAAGAAGTATGAAACCTACCTCAGAGAAGGACTTACTTGAGAAAAATACACAGAGGATAGAAAAAGCACTAGACAATAAAAGCTTATTATCCACAGGTTCTCCTTTCTTCCATCATAAAACAAAAGATAAATGAAAGATAAAGAAGACTATTGGATCATGTTAATAGCCGGTGGGATGTTAATCATACTTGTGTATTGGATGGTATATAACATGGGTAATTAACACTGTATGCAACCAACACTAGTTATAGTATGTCTTATTGTATCTATAGTATTTATACTAAAGAAGTATGTATTTAATAAGTCTAAAGATGGATGTAATGACGGCGATTGCGGTTGTGGATGATGTATAATATCTTCTACCCGTCTACCACCATGGAGGCAGTAATAATTATGATTATATACGTCATCGGCATTAAACAAGTATTTAAACTAATAAATCCAAAGGATGAACAATAAACTTATAGAGAGAATAATAAGAGGAATGATGATAGGAGGTCTTATATACCTACTTATAACCATGTTCAACAATATATAAATATATATTACTATATACTCTAAATTTGATCAGAGAGATATTACTAGGTATGGGCCAGCCCAGCCGACTACGTACCGGTAAGGGAACTCTACTGGCAGTGTTATAGCAAGATGATCTAAAGCTACAGGCAAGTGTACATCAGGTGTAGGTCAGGAGTCCATCAGTTGGACCTCAACATGGACACACAATCCATATCATTACATAGAAGCAGAAGATAGTAAAGCCTATGAAGGTCACCCCTACTATTAAGTCTATTGCACCACTATACCTCTTAAAGCCTCCTAGTTTACTGAGTATCTTTGTTAGTCTATCCCTTTTCTTCTTCATATA